AGATTCGTCGACGACATCAGCAGTATCAGATACAAGCGGCCGCATCGGCAACTTCGCCCTGCCTGGCATTGGCCTCGTGATCGGCGCGGGCCTCGCCTATTACGGCCAGCAGCAGGCCCGCAAGCAGGCGCGCGAGCAGCGCGAGCGGGAAGCGCAGGAGAACTACAAGAACGCGCAGCCCGCCATCGCGACGATGCGCTCCCAGCTTCGCGGCGATCCGCAGAACACGCTGAAGATTCAGATTGCGGAGGCCGAGGCCGCCACCCGCAAGCTGACCGACGTCATGTTCTTCGCGAAGAAGTACGACGAGGAGCGGGAAACCTATCTCGACTTCAAGAAGTATGAGGCGCGGCTTCTGAGCGAGTATCGGGACGGCTTCATCGGCATGATTCAGTCGATGGAGGCCGGTCTCGGCCCGAACTCGCCTTTCGCGCAGGCCAAGTCGGCGGTGGCTGATTTCGGGAAGGAGCTGCAGGGCTTCATCGAGAACGCCGAGACGGCTTTCGGACAGGGCACGCCTCAGGTAGATCAGGCGCGGCAGGCGTCGATCGCCTATGCCGTGTCGGTTTTGGACGGTGCCAAGTCGCTGACGCTGGTGCAGCAGCGCATGCAGGAGATTCAGGGCACCGGCGCCGGCCTGGTCAAGGTGCTGGTCGATCTCGGCGTCGCGAGCGAGCAGGCGGGCGAGGCGGTCACCGCTGGCGTGGCGATGGCCGTCCAGCGCCTGCGCGACACCTTCGAAACCGATCTGCAGGCGAAGACGAATGAGGCGCTCGACAAGGGCTATCTGAACGACGCGCGCACGCTGCTGCTGGAAATCCAGCAACTGGCGACCGACTCGCGCACGCTCGGCACGGACCCCGACAACATCACGCGCTACTTCCAAGCAGCTGCCCAGAACTTGGTCGACGAGGCCAATCTCACCGGCGACGCCTTTAACGCTTTTCTCAAGCTGTTCCCCGAGTTTACGGGCAACGTCGTCGAGGCCGGCAAGGCGCTGGAGGATGCCTCGCGCCGGCTGGGCTACATCGACCGTCTCTTTGCGGCGACGAACGACACGTCGACGCTGGCCGGCCAGCTTGCGGCCTATGACCGGCAGGCGATGCGGGAGCGCGAAGAAGAGATCAAGCTCGGCGGGCAATACATCCTGGAGCTTGAGGCCGCTCAGCAGGCCGAGCGCTACAACATCATTCGCGACTTCAACAAGGCAGCGAACGACAACTACAAGCAGTCGCTCCAGCAGGCGCAGGATTACATTGCGCGCTTCACCCGCTCGATTCAGGAGTATCTGGACGGCCTGCGCGCCGGTTCCGACAGCCCGTTGTCGCCCGAGGCTCGGCTGGCGGCGGCGCAGTCGCAGTACAACGCACAGTTTGCTTTGGCGCAGACCGGAGATCGCGGCGCGCTTGATAGCATCACCAGCTATGCCAGCGACCTGCTAGACGCGGCCAAGGGCTACTACGCGTCCTCGACCGCTTTCCAAAGCATCTTCCAGCAGATTCAGGACCAGCTTGGCGGTCTACCTGCGCAGTTGAGCGCCGAGCAGTTCATCGTCAATGCGATTGAGGCCGGCGCCGATCAGACCACGGCTGCGGTCGACGCGATGAAGATCACGCTGCAGTCGGCGGTGTCGTCTGGGTCGGCCTCTGAGATCGCCGCGGCGCTCTCGACCTATTTCAATCGAATCGACACAAACACGTCGGCGTCGATCGACTTCGCGGAGATGCAGGCCGCGCTCGGCGGGATGGCGTCGCAAAGCCAGCTTCGTGACATGTTCACCCGGATCGACGTCGATAACTCGGGCTCGATCTCGCGGCTGGAGGCGATCAACAGCGCAACTGGACAGGTCCAAAGCTCCAGCGAGCGGCAGGAGAGCAGCCTTGCGACTGCGAACCAGATCGCTCTGTCCGTCGCCTCGCTCAACAACTCGATCAACCAGAACATCGCGACCGGCAACGGCATCCTCTACGAGGTCCGCAACGCCACAAACGCGGTCAATCAGTCCTCGCTGGCCAATTCGACCTATAGCGACCTGATCGTCAGGAACCTGCGCTCGCAGGCGCAGAACTGGGGCGCTCAGAACGTCCACGGCTATGCCATTCCGTTCTTCCGTGACGGTGGTCTGATCGGAGGCCGGGGCACCGGCACCAGCGACAGCAACATAATCATGGCGTCGCGCGGCGAGATGGTCTTCCGCAAGGCGGCCGTCGATTACTTCGGCGCGAGCAACCTGCTCAACATGAACGACAACCTCGCCATGCCGGTTGTGGGTGGCGGTAACGGTGCGCTGCTTGCGGAGATGCGCGCTATGCGCCGGGAGATGGAAAAGATGCGCTCCGACATTCGAGCCGGATCGTCTATGGTCGCGGTCGAAACGCGCGGCGTGAAGGTCAGCGTCGAGGCCGGCAACGCACTCGCCGAGGACAATAACAAGCGTTTGCGCCGCGCCTAGCCCGCATGGTAATCATGTAACCCTAACAGGAGCCTGCACAGATGGCCGCTTTCAACAAGTTCAACGCTTTCGTCGAGAACCTGGCTGAGAAGGTTCACGACCTTCAGAGCGATACGCTCAAGGTCATGCTGACTAACACCGCCCCAACCGCGACCGACGCTGTGCTCGCGGACCTGACCGAGATCAGCGCCGGCAACGGCTACACCGCAGGCGGCACCGCAGCGACGCAGTCTTCGTCGGCGCAGTCGTCGGGAACCTACAAGCTGGTCTTGGCCGACGTGACCTTCACGGCGTCTGGCGGCTCGATCGGTCCCTTCCGTTATGCGGTGCTCTACAACGACACGCCGACCAGCCCGGCCGATCCGCTCGTCGGATATTGGGACTACGGCACCGCGCTGACGCTCACCTCCGGCAACAGCTTCACGGTCGACTTCGACGCCTCCGCCGGCGTCCTGACGCTCGCCTGATCGCCACACGAACCCAGAATGCAGGTGAAGCCATGAGCAAGTTCAAAGACGAGATGCGCGCCCGGTTCCACGCTGCGCAGGCGAAGCAGGCCGAGATCGAAAAAGCCGCCGCGCCATTGCGGGCCAAGTACGAGAAAATCCGCGCCGACATCACCAAGATCGAGACCGAGAAGCTGGCACCGGTGGCGGAGGAACTTCGCGAGATCGAGGCTGAGTTGTTCGAGGTGAAGAACGAGATCGGCGGCTGCGTGCGGTTCCTGCGTGACGGCACCGGTATGGCCGCGACCGGCGATCCGGTCTGACCCTCTAACTCACGGAGGCTGGACCTATGGTCGGCATTCTTAATCGAGTCGCGCATCTCGTCACCACGACGGGAACCGGTTCCGTCACGCCCGGCACGGTCATCAACACCAAGTTGCTGAGCGCGGCCGAGGCCGGCGCGGTCAATGGGCAGCAATACTACTTCGTGCTGGAAGACGGGAATGATTCCGAACTCTTCATCGGCACCTACAGCTCGGCAGGTCCGTCGATTTCGCGCGATACGGTCTTGGTATCCAAGATCGGCGGCACGGCGGGCACGACGAAGCTGAACCTGTCGGGCAATGCGGCGCTGCGCTCGGCTGCGCCCGCAGAGGCTTTCGTGTTCGCCCTGACGCTCGGTGCGCTGACGGACGTTGCGTCAGGTTCAACTACCAATATCGGCGCGGCTGCGACCGCCAACGTCCGCGTTACCGGCACCACGACCATCACCGCCTTCGACACAGCCGCTGCAGGGCTACCGCGATTTGTCCGGTTCAACGGCGCCCTGACGCTTACCCATAACGGCACCAGCCTGATCTTGCCGGGCGGCGCCAACATCGTCACGACGGCGGGTGACACCGCGCTGTTCGTTAGCGAAGGCTCGGGCAATTGGCGTTGCCATGCCTACCAGCGCGCCGACGGCACGCCGCTGGCGGTTCCCGCCGCGAAAGACCCGACCGGGAAGCAGTCGATCTGGATTCCCGCTGGCGCCATGACGACGCGCACCACGAACGGCGCGGCGGCAGGAACAGCCGAGACCACGACCAACAAGGTGATGATTAAGACGCTCGACTTCGACGCTTCAACGCAGGAGTTCGCGCAGTTCTCGATCCGCATGCCGAAAAGCTGGAACGAAGGGACGGTCACCTTCGCCCCGGTCTGGTCGCATGCATCCACCAGCACGAACTTCGGTGTCGTCTGGCAGTTGGCGGGTCTCGCGCTCTCCAATGACGACGCCATGGATGCCGCGTTCGGCACTGAGCGGACCTCGACCGACACCGGCGGAACGACCAACGACCTCTATGAGGGGCCGGAGAGTTCGGCCATCACGATCGCCGGTTCCCCGGCCGAGGGGGACACGGTCATCTTCCAGGTGGCCCGCGCTCCCGCCAACGGCAGCGACACCATGGCGATCGACGCCCGGCTGCACGGCATCGTCCTGTACATCACCACCACGGCGGGGAATGACGCATGACCCGATACGCCCTCGTGAAAGACGGCGCGATTCTCGAATTTCGCGAGGGTGCCCCGAATCTCGACCAGACCAAACTGGCCGCTGGAAAGCCGCGCTTGCTGCCGGTCGTGGTCGAGGATCAACCTGAGTACGATCCGGCCAAGCAAGCACTGAGCGGGCCGACCCATGTGGTCGAAGCGACGCGGGTGGTCGAGCGCTACACCGTCACGAACAAGACCTTGGCGGAGCGAAAAGCGCAGATGATGCGCGAGGTGTCGAACCTGCGCGACGCAAAGCTCACCGCAGGCTACGCGCACGACTTCGGCCCCGAGGGCATCCACCTTCTTCAGACCCGCGACGCAGACGATAAGCTTAACTGGCTCACTTCGCAGGCGGCCTATTCGGCGGCGGTCGCGCAGGGTGCCGGCGCCATGATGGGTGCGACTTTCCGTTCGGCCGACAATGAGACCTTCACCGTCAGTCTTGCCGATGGCCTCGCTGCGTTGCTTGCGATGGCGGCGTGGGGTAAGGCGATCTACGGCCGATCCTGGGCGCTCAAGGATGACATCGAAGCGGCAGCTACCCATGCAGCGCTTGACGCGGTCGACATTGATGTCGGCTGGGTCTGATCTGACCGATGACGGCATTTACCGCACCAGGTGAACTGGCCCCGGCCGAAGCGCCGGAACCGCTAGAGTTCAACTTTCTATGCGCGCCCGCTTCTTTTGTGGCGGCAGGCCAACCGGTCGCGTTTCGGCCGCTGATCGAATCCGTTGGCGTGGCGAGCGAGGGCGCGGTCGCCGAGTACGCACCGGCCGAGTTCCCGACCGACAACATCCGCTATCTCGGGGCTGATACCGGTGTCTTTACGCTTGTTGGCGGTCGCGTCGCAGAACTTCTGACAGTCGATCCTGGCGAGTTCGTTCTGGGCGGCGGGCCTGCTGGGTTTGCTCTGGCGAACGGTCCGGGCTCGTTCGTCGTTTCCGGTCAGGATATCGCAGCGACGACGGCGCTGACAGCGACCGGCGGAGCGTTCATCGTCACCGGTAATCCATTGGCGCTGCTGCTGCAGATTGGCAGTTTGCCCTTCCCCGGCGAAGGCGCGGTTGCCGAGTTCTCACCGGCTGAGTTCCCGCCGTTTACCGATTTCGGTATGGCGGCGCGTCCAGCGGCGTTCGTCCTGTCCGGTCCGCCGCTCATTTTCGCGATTCAGCAAGTCTCCGAATCGGGCGCGTTCGTTCTCGCGGGCGGTCCGGCGAACATTGCTTTCGCGCACCCGCCCGGCTCTTTCGTTCTGACGGGTCAGCCTGCGACGCTCAACTCGACGCTGTTGAGCGCGAGCGGAACGTTCACCCTGTCGGGCGGCGAGGCCAATCTGGCTTTCGCTCATCCGCCAGGCGCGTTCGTCCTCTCCGGCCAGCCGCTGGCCTTCAATCCGGCGCTGCTGTCGGAGGCGGGTTCCTTCGACCTCACGGGGCAGGACATCTTCGTCGGCGTCCGCGCGCAGGCTGGGGCGTTCGCGCTCGCCGGGCAGGACACTCTGGCGACGACAGGGCTATCGGCAGGGACGGGCGATTTCGATCTGGTCGGGCAGGACGTCAACCTACTCAACATCTTCAAGCTCTATCCGGACGCTGGCGTCTTCGCGCTGTCCGGCCAAGATGCCGGTCGGGCGTACACGCTCGGTGCCGGGATCGGTCAGTTCGTTCTTGACGGCTTCGCGGCCTTCACGCGAACCAACCCCACTCAGGCCGGTGCCTTCGCGCTCAACGGTCAGCCTTCGGCGTTTGATATCGGGCTCGCGCTGGCAACCGGCCAGTTCACGTTGCTGGGCTGGAACGTCACTGATGCGCTCGGACCGGAAGGCGATCACACCTTTTTGGTCGAGGTGCAGGCTCACGACGGGACGGAACTGCGGACCTTTTACCTCTCGACACAGAGCTTCACGTCGGCGCCGAGCGACACACCGGCCAACCAGTTCTATGAGCCACGCATCGCTGACCCAGGCAATTTCGAGCGCAGCCTGTTCTCCGAAGGCGAGATCAGGGGGCGGTCGAGCGTCGGAGCGGGCGACATCGTTGTAATCAACGCGGAAGACGAGACGGGCGCGACGCTCGACGATTGGTTGCCCTATGGCTGGGATGGACGGGAGATTAGGATCAAGGCCCTGCCGGTCGGCGCCACGACGCTTTCTGCGGCTTCGACCTTGTTCGTGGGGCGTTTGGATCGGCTCACATCGACGAGGCCCCTCGATCGGTTCTCGCTGCGGATCGCGGATCGGCTGGCCGATCTCGACAAGCCGATGTTGACGACGCTGTTCGCGGGCACGACGACGTCGACAGGTGACAGCGCGGAGGGCAACGCGGACCTCAAGGGCAAGGTCAAGCAGGTCTGCTACGGCGAGACCAAGGAGGTGCCGCTGCAACCGGCCAACCCGTATGATCTGATCTACCTCGCGACGCTGGGCAGCGACGTCCAGTCGGTGACGGTCTACGATGGCGGCGTCGCGCTGACCTATGACGGCACCAGCGCTTCGATCGCGGCACTGAGAGCGGCCAGCATCTCGCCTGGGCACTATCGCCGGTTCGAAGGTTACATCCGGCTGGGTGGCACGCCCGCATTCGCGCTCTCGGCGGATGTGGTGCGCGGCGCCACAGAAGACGATCGCACAGCGGCGCAGATCGCCAAGCGGATGCTGCTTGACTTTGGCATCCCGTCAAATGAGATCATCACCGGCGCATTCGATGCGTTGGATGACATGAACGACGCCGTCTGCGGCTACTTCGTCGATGACCAGCGCACATGCCTGGAGGCCGTGCAGCAGATGCTCGACACCGTCGGAGCTTACATGGTCCCAAACCGGGATGGATCGTTGTCGGTTGGGCGATTTGGTGAACCGGCCACAGGACCGGGGCTCTACTTCGACGTCGACGAACTCTCGTTGGGCGACAATCTTGAGCGCGTCGATGCTCCGATCCCGGCCTATCGGATCACGGTCCAGTATGCGCGGGTCAACTTCGTCCAAGCGGAAGGTTCGCTGGCCGGTACGGTCTCCGCCGAGCGCCGAGCCTATCTGGCGAACGAGTGGCGCACTGTGGTCGCGGAAGACGCTTCGGTGAAGACGAAGCACCTCAACGCCCGCGAGGTGACCGTCACTTGCTTCTTCCGCGATGAGGCGGATGCACAGGCGGAAGCCGATCGGCTTCTGGCGCTCTACGGCCAGCGCGAGCGCTACACCATCACCATGCCGCTGTCTGACGCATGGGCGGCCGATGTCGGCCTTGCCATGACGCTCGACCATCCTCGCCTCGGCTTCTCCGGTGGAAAGGCGTTCAACATCATCGGTCGTGTCGATGAATACAAGGAAGAGCGCGTGCGCTTTTCGCTCTGGGGGTAGACATGGGCAAGATTCTGATCGGTTACGAGAATCACGCTGATGTCGCGACGCTGTCGGGCGGCTCGTGGACCATCCCGCTGACGACGCTGCAAGACCCGCGCCCTGGTCGCAAGGCGAGGTCGAGCAATGATGCGCTGTCGAGCACGATCGTTCGAGCCGATCTGGGCTCGGCGAAGGCAATGCGACTGGCTGCGTTGACGCACACGAACCTGTCGGCGACAGCGCTGTACCAGATCACTTGGTTCTCAGACGCCTATTCGACAGCCATTGCCAACACCGGATGGTTGCCGATCGCCGGTTATCCGACCGACGATCCTGATTTCTTGGGGCCGTCGATCTGGCACGTGTTCGCAACGGCAGTCACAGCGCGCTGGTGGCAGATCGAGATCGACGACGAGGACAACGTCGCGGGCTACATCGAAATCGGCCGGTTGTTCCTGCCGACCGTGTGGGAGCCCCCGTACAACTTCTCGCCGGAGGGTAACAGTGACGGGATTGAGCCGAATTCACCTCGCCAAGACGCGCTAGGGGGTTACGGCTATTTCAACCGACGGACGCCCAAGCGTTTTCTGCGCGCACAGTGGCCGACGTTGCCGGGCAGTGAAGCGCAGGTGCTGCGCCGTCTGCGTCGGCTTTGCGGTATCAATCGACAGGTCGTGGTGATACCTAATCCCGACGACACGTCCAATTTTCACGAGCGGAACTTCGTCGCGACCATGCGGGAGACGCCCGCCATCGCGCTGTTTGCCGCGCCCTACCTTTCGACCGGCTTCGACTTCACCGAAGTCGTGCCCTGATCTGGAGACGAGCCTATGTCCCTCATCACGCCACGCCGCGCGCTGATTGGTGCTGCGACCGCCGGCATCGTGCTGGCGTCGCAGCCGTCTCTGATCGCCTCGCCCGCGCTGATCCTGCCTTCGGCTGTCGCAGAGCAGCTTGAACGGCGCGGCGTGGTCGAGCCGCACCGTCGCATGCCCGACATCGATAACGTCATGGCCATGCTCATGATGGCGAAGATGAGCGGCATGCTGAGCGGGGACAGCGGGCCGGTTGCGCTTCGGCCTCAGGATGTGTTCGCGACGAGCCTCTATACGGGCGACGGTACTAGTCGAACGATCACAACCGGCGTCAACATGAGCGCTGCGGGCGGTTTGACTTGGATTAAAACCAGGAGCGGAACGGAACCTCACGTTTTGTTTGATACCGTTCGTGGAGCGGGTAACTCGCTCACTTCGGACAGTACGGGGGCGAGCGACAACACGGCCAACCGTCTCACTGCTTTCGGGGCAGCGGGGTTCGATCTTGGTACTGACCCCATTTCTGCGCAGGTTAACGGCGCAGGAAGAACTTACGTTGCATGGTCCTTCCGCCGCGCCCCCAAGTTCTTCGATGTGGTGACGTATACGGGGAACGGTACGAGCGGGCGAACCATCGCGCATGGGCTCGGCGTTGCTCCGGGGATGATCGCAGTGAAGTGCACGTCCGCTACTAGCGATTGGTCTGTTTACCACAGGTCTAACGGCCCTACGGGGTGTCAATTGTGGAATACGACTAATGGCTTTGTCTCTGACAGCACCCAGTGGAACAACACTTCGCCTGGCAGCACAACATTCACGGTAGGCTCAGGCACAGAGACGAACCAGAACGGTGCCACCTACGTCGCCTACCTCTTCGCCCACGACACGGCGGCGAATGGGTTGGTGCAGTGTGGAACGTTCGGCTCCAGCGCAGTGACACTGGGCTGGAACCCCCAGTTCCTGCTGCTCAAGAACGCCGGTTCGGCAAGCGATTGGTACATGCTGGACACCGCCCGAGACTTGTCTGATGGAGGCTTTACCTCGGAAAATGCGCTCTTTGCGAACAATAGCGGCGCAGAGCAGGCTAGTGACTATGCTCGCTTAACCGGTGGTGGGTTCACCGCGGCTAATCTGGGTTTTACAATCGGCGTCTACCTCGCCATCCGCGCCCCTGTCTGACACGAAGGAGTCGACCCGATGACGACATGGCTTCTCGCCGCTTTCATCGTCACCGCCAGCGCCATCCTCAACCGTGTCCGGGGTGGCGGCTTCGGCGGGCAGTATCTACCGGGACGCGCGCTGCTGTGGGTCGCGGTCGCGATCGGTCTGGTCGCCTGGACGATCCACCCCTGGCCAGTCGCGGTCGCCTTCGGCTTGGGCTACCTCGCCTGGGGCGTGCTGGCTTGGTCCTACATCCTATGCCGTCTGGCCGGGATCGAGCCGCCGCGCAGTCCCGGTCTAGGCGAAGGCTTCTGCCTGATCGCGCCGGGCACCGTCGCGCCGGTCTTCGTCCGCATGATGTTCGTCCTGCCCTGCGTCGTCGCCGTCGCATGGCTGATCGGCAACTGGTGGTTCCTAGCCGCCGCGCCGGCCTTCGCCGCTGCTGCCACTGCCGTCTATGCCGTCTTATTCAGGCCCATTGGCTCGCATGACTGGATGCGCGCGGAGATCGCCACTGGCGTGCTCTGGGGCCTGTTGATCCTCTCACCCAAGGTGTTCTCATGAGCCGTGTCGCCATCGTTCTTGCGATCTCCCTCTCGCTGTTGTCCGGCTGCGCGCCGGGCACCGGCGCCATCCTCTACTGTCTTGCAGTCGACCACGACGTGAACCGCAAGTGTCAGTGACACGCAGCGGTCAGTGCGGTAGCGTGTCCCGCAATCGAACAGGAGCGTTACCATGCGCGTTAGCGACCAAGGACTCGCCGAGATCATGTCGCATGAGGCGATCGTCCTCAGCCCGTATCTTGATAGCGTTAACGTCCTGACGATCGGGATTGGCCACACAAAGGCCGCTGGCCCGCCCGATCCTGCCACTGTCACGCAGCCGTTGACCGTGTCGGAAGCGGTTGACCTCTTCCGCCGTGACCTCGTGAAATACGAGAAGGAAGTCACCAAGGCGCTAAAGCGTCCGGTGGCGCAGCATCAATTCGACGCGCTCGTGTCCTTTCACTTCAACACCGGTGGAATTGCCAAGGCAGCTCTTACCCGGCACATCAACGCGGGCAATATGGACGCCGCAGCCAAGGCGTTCATGGGCTGGGTCAAGCCCGCCGAAATCATCGGACGACGCACGAAGGAGATGGTTCTGTTTCGCGACGGAACCTACTCTCATGACGGTACGGTTAACGTAATACCGATCACGAAATCCCGACGCCCCGACTCTAAGCGCGGTCAGCGGGTCAGCGTCGCTTCGCTTCTCGGGACGAAAAACGCCGCCAAGCCCGCACTACCTGCGCCGAAACCCGCGCCCGTCAAAGCCACACCCCTCCCGGTGACGTACCCGAAGGGGCAGGTGCTCAAGGTCCAGAAGCTCCTCGCCGAGAAGGGCTGGCCCGTCGGCAAGCTCGACGACGATCTCGGGCCGACCACCGGCGCGGCCATTGTCAGCTTTCGCATGGCGCACACGCCGATGCTGGAGCCGATCACGCCGACGATCGACGCGCAGTTGATCTCGGCACTGGAGAACTTCACCGGCTCCAAGCCCGTGTCGAGCGAACGCGCCTCCGCGACTGTCACGGACCTCAAGAAGAAAGGTGATCCGACCATCGTCACGGCGGGTGACATCCAGACGGGCGCGATCGGTCTCGGCGCCTTCGCCAGTCTCGGCAAGGTCGACCAGGACGGCCAGATCGACGCCGCGCGTCGGGGCATCGAGAACCTCGGCGCCGCGCGCGACTTCGGCGATCAGGTGCTCGATCTGATGCAGTGGGCCGCGCAGCGCTGGTGGCTCCCGGTGCTGATGATCGTCGCCTATCTCCTGTGGAAGGTCTGGCGGGTCAAGCAGCAGCGGCTCAAGGAACACCGCACCGGCCAGAACCTCGCGCTATGAGTTTCCTCCTGCGGTTCATCCCCGAACCGTGGGGGACGATCGGTCTCGTCCTGTTGGTGCTCGCCGCTTACGCCTACGGCAACATCACCGGGACGGGCACCGAGCGGCTGCGGCAGGAGACTGCGAAACTCACCGCCACGATCGCCACCATGCAGAGACAGGCCGACGCCGCGCTGGACATACAGACCCGTATGGCGCAACGTCTCGCCGAACTTCGAGCTTCCGAGCAGGCCCATGACGCAACCGTCGATACCCTCATCAAGGAGATCGAATCGCGCCCTGCTATCGGCGCTTGCGTTCTCGATGATGCTCGGCGCCTGCGCCTCCAATCCATCCGGATCGGACATCCGCCCGCCAATCAACGACGTCGACAGTGAGCTTCGGAAACCGTGCAACGACCCCGGCGTTGATCGAAATGCCGAGGTCGCGATCGCGCGCACCCGGCAAGCTCTGGCGCAGTGCGAGCGTCGCCGCGCGCTACTCGTCGAACAGGCCGACCTGATCCGCGCCAACTTCGGACTGGGGGCCAAGAAGTGATCGACACTGCCGGTGCTACAGCCGAACTCGTCAAGCAGGGCGTTCTCGGCATCATGGTTGTCTTCTTGCTTGTGACCGTGGGGTTTCTCTATCGGCAGGTCAGTACGATCACCAATGACCGGATCAACGATCTGAAGAACGTGATCTCGGCCGTGCAGACGTCCATAGCCGCCGCTACCGAGGCGATGAAGATGAACACGTCGATCCAGGATAGAGCGGGGGCCAGCGCAGCCGGTCTTGGCGAGGCGATCCGACTGATGCAACGGGAGTTGGAGCAATGCTCGGAGAAGCTCGATCAATTGCAGATCACGGTTCGCGATCTGGAGCGTGGTCGCAAATGACGCATCATTTTACATGGCGCTCGTTGCTTCCACAGTGTATTCGTGGACGACTTGCCAGTCGCAAGCAGCGACGCGAGAGCGAAACTCACGTCATAGAGGCGAGTTACGCCAAGATGCACAAGGCCGTTGCTGAGTCCGAGCAAGCATCACGCGACGTTACGGAAGCCGTTGTGCGCCGTAAAGCCGCCGATGACCCGCTCAGAAGCGTCATCAGCGATCTGTTGACCCGTCTCGATGAGCGTCGCGAGGTACACCGGCCATGACTACGCCTGAGAACGCCAATCTTCGTCGGTCGGCGCTCGTCTCACTCCTTCTCATCGCTCTGGGCGGCTACGGCTTCATCGCCAGCCTCATAGGCTCTCGGGTCGCGATCGAGGTCTTCAACGTCATCATGCTGGCACTGGCCAGCGCCGGAGCCGTCGCGTATGGCGCGGCGGTGATCCGTGACCTCTGCGAAGCGCACCTGGATCGTCTGGCCGTTCTGGCGGTCGGCATCTTCTCGGGTTGCTTCTGGATCGCCTACCGGACCGGCGCTTCTGTGATCTGGCGCTTTGCGGACAAACCGGTCGAGTGGCTCGACAGTGCGTGGTGGGGTCTGCATCTGCCGGGCACGTGCTTCGCTCTTATGTGTCATCTGATCGCGCCCAAGGTGCTAGGCGGTCGCGTTCCGTCCAAGGCGGCGGTTCGGCTCGGCGGGGTCGTCGCGGTGGCCGTGTTCGTCGGGGCTGGTCTGGCGGTCCTGAATTCGGGCTACCCGCTCTTCGGTGCTGAACACGGCCTGACAGGACAGCGTGGTGCAGTACCGTCTCCGGTACTGCCCCGTAGGCGTCTGGTTCGAGTGCGAGATCGCCGAGACCCCGCCACAGCGCGGGCATCTCACGTGGCACTCGTCAGTTCGGCAAACCGATACAGGAACGCGCTCTTGGCCTCCGGAGGGTAGTAGCCCGTAATGCGGACACCGAGCGGTTCGGGGTTGTGGTTCCACGGAATGTTCGGTAGCAGCGCGGCCTTTTCGTCTGCGCATATCCGATCGTCGAACTCCTTGACCTGCGCCGGCAGCTCGGGCGCGAGACCGTACTTCACGAAGATCATCTTGCGAATGCGTTCCTCAGCCGCCGTGTACGCCGGGAACTGGCGCTTCGTTGGTCTGACCATGTCGGGCAGATAGGTCTCGCCGCCGTCGTGCAGCAGTGCCGCCAAGGCGTGCTCTGGATCGACGGCGTGAGACAGAAGCACCGAGTGTTCGGCCGTACTGTAGAACCAGCGAACCGCGCCCGCGTAACGACACTGCATCGAGAGATGATGCGCGATGTCAACGATGTGGATTTCTTCGGGGCGAGGGTCGAGTGGCCAGAACCACCCGCCACTCGCCGTGGCGATCCAGTCGCCGATGCGCTCGTCGTTGCTCATGGCATCCTCTTGATTTCGACCTCGGCAAAGGCCGGGCACACGGCACAGTCGCGGATCAACTCAATGGCGCCGCCCCACTGGCGCTTCATCGCCGGAGGGCACGGCTCGGGAACCGGGAAGCAGCAGATCGCCGCGACGCCCGGCTTCCAGTCTTCGGTCTCGGTAGACGGCCAAGCGGCCGACCACGCCTCGGTCAGCAGCCCGTATCGGCATCGGGCGTGCCGATCCTCGCCGAGCTGGGCCAGGCGCGCATCTGCTGGCGTGCGCTCGTCTTCGCTCACGGCTACGCTCCTCCTGTGGTGCGGTCGCCTGCCCACGGCATCGCGACGGATTGGCTGGTGCGTTGAGTTGCGGGGCGAAGCGTAGCGTTGCGGCGCGGCGCGGGGCAAATACGCTAGGCTACTCGCCGTCCTTCGACGTAGGGATTTCGGCCTGCGCGGCCGGGCTCTGCGCGGTCAGCAGAGCGCGGACGGCGTCGGGTGCGAGATAGTTCAGCGCGCTGACCGGTGAGCGCATTGCCTCACAGTAGCGCGTCAGGCATTTCGAGAACTCGTCCTGCAAAGCAACGGTCTCGGCGGTCTCGTCGGTGACGCCGTAGAGATTGTGAGCGATATCGCGGGCGACCCGCCTTAAATGGCCAACGGTCTGCTGGCGCTTGACCTCCATTTCGAGGGCACGGTCGACGGACTGCAACACGGGGCGAATGGAACTCATGACGTTTCTCCGGGGCTGGTGTGAATCGTTTATGGCATTTCGGGGGGCGTATGTCAAGCGCTAAAATGCTGTGACCGTTAAGGTCTCACGATGCTCGGGTCTGGCCCGAGCATCGTAAGCGAGGTCGTTACTTGGGCGTGACCATGTCGACGATCGCGGGCTTGGCGCCAGCGAAGCCGCGCAGGATCGTGTCATAGGCCCGTTCGTTGGCGTTGATCCAGCCAACGTTCGCCACGAACAGTGCGTCCATCACGATGGTATCGACGGCCTTGGTGCCGAAGACCGTGCCGCTGGGCTGGATGCGCGGGTAGGTGCCGGACGGAATCTCACCGTAGGCGTAGACCGGCTGGCCTCGGGAGTCCTTGGCCGACTTGACCATGTCGCGGTCATCGGAGGCGGCTAACACGATGCGATCGCCAGACTGCGAGGCGTCGTTCTTCATGTAGCTGGACCCGAGCGCCCCGACCCACAGCATGCACTGAACGGCCGAGCCATCGGCGACGGCGGAAAGCGCGCGGACGCCGCTGCGACCGTCAATCTTCACCGGCGAGTAGAGCTTCTTGTCGGCGAGGACGAAGGCTTCCCAGGTCGTGCGAGCGCCGCTACCCTCGGGACCGACCGCAACCGTGTGCGAGCCCTTGAGATTGACGATCCGGCTGATGCCGGCGTTGCGGTTGCAGAGCAGATGCGCGTGCTCTTGGTAGAGCACACCGGCACGTTCGATCTGCGAGATCGCCTGAGCGTTGCGCGACGAATAGACCAGCAGCGCGTCGGACTGGACGAAGGCGCCATCGCACTTGCCCGACAGCATGCGGTCGAGATTGTCGAGCGAGCCCTGCGTCTCGACCACCTCGATGCTCGGGACGAGCTTCTTGAGATGGTGGGCGGCCTTGAAGTAGTTGCCGGCGCTGGAGCCGGTGCAGAGCCGGAACGTCAGCGTCTGCGCGCGGGCGAAGGTCGTGAGGAAGAACAGGAAGGCCAGAGCGATGACGGCGATGCCGACGATGGCGTAGCGTTTGGTGCGTTCCACGAGGATGTCTCCGAGAGTGAAGGGGTTGCCGGACGGCTCAGAAGAACCAGCGCCGGATGGGGTAGTGACGCGCGATCTTCACGGTGATCGTCAGAGCGTAGACGAAGCCGAGAATGCTGAGCGCGTCGCGAGCCAGAGCGAGCAGAACCATGGTGATCTCCGGGGTCGCCCAACCACTTTCAGAACGGAAGTGGTTGGGCGGGTGTCGGCGTCAGGCCGCGTCGAGCGCCTGGAGTTCCTTGAGCAGGTCGTCCTTCGACTTGCTGGTCAGTTCCTTGTCCTCCTGCGCGGCGAGGGCTTCGAGAATCTTGCCGCGACGCTGCGCCTTCGCGGCGCGCTCATCGGCGGCAGCAGCCTGCGCCTGCTTGGCAGCGATGACGTGCTTGACGATCTCCAGGGCCAGTTCGAGTTCGGCCTTCTGCGGGTTCGGCCGAGCCTCGACGAGCGACTCGTCGGACACCTCAGCCAGCTTGCGCTTGATCGCGATGCCGATGCCATTGAGCGAGGCGACGGTGCTGGTCTTGGCGGTCAGCGGCAGCGACCAGAGCTGCTCGGTCGTAAGCAGGCCGACCGGCGATTGGAAGCGAAGGCCGTTGCGCGAGGCGCGTTCGAAGATGTTCATGATGGTAGTCTCCTGTTTCGGTTCGGGGTTGGATAGGCGTGGTCAGAATTGGAGTTCGTAGGCCCGACGCGAACCATTCGCGGCGGTCACGACGGCCTTGACCTTGTCGTTCCGGGCGGCGGTGAAGCCCACACCGGAAAGCTGGTCGTCGGTCGGCTGGCATTTGGTCTTCGAGCCGAGAATTTCGAAGACCTTCCGGTGCGGTTCGAGATCGCCGCGCAGGAATTCGTTGTAGATGCCACGCGCCGGGTCGGGGTTCTTGCAGCCCTTAAGCATGAAGAACCAGTGCTTGGCGCCCGTCTCGCGACCATCCCAGTGGTTCGGGCTGGCCATCAGGATGCTGACCGGCGTGAGAGCGTGCGTATCTACGCCCCACTTCTTCTGGCTCGACGTGGTCGTCGGGTGCAGATGCCGGATGGAGAACTGTCCGTTGCGCAGCGTCACGACGGCGAGCGTGACCCACTCCTTGTGCTTGAGCGGCTGGGGGTGATCGTACTGGAACACCTGCCCACCGAACTCGATCTCCGCCTTGAAACCGGAGTTGGTCGGCAAGCGAAGCTGCCAGTTGTGGACCTTCATAACGTAGTCACCTTCCGGCATTCGATGCAGGTTGGGGAACGTGATGTTCTCGACCGGGATAAAACCGACCGGAGCCTCTCGCACGTAGTCGACGTCCTGCACGCCTCCGGTCTCAGTATCGGTGCGCCGGTTCCACCCGATCCGACGTCGGTGCGAGTAGCTGGACCCGCCGTAGTTGTCATTGATCGTGACGTCGGAGGTCGGGTTCTGCGTGAACGGATGGCCCGGCATAAAGACGTGCAAGTCCATCAGGCTCGCGTTGCGGCCAACATCGTTCCACTGATGCGTGAAGCGGAGCACGCCATCGACGCGACCGCCGCGAGACTGCACGCGCTGCCGCATCGAATCGGCGACCTCGCCGTCATAGGACCAAGCGAAGCCGTTGTCCCACTTGAACAGCCGCCCGGCATCGGCATGCACCGGCGCCGTCAGGCTGACGAAGTTGCCCAGATGGCCGTTCTCGACGAGCAAGTCGATGGCCATCGCATTCGGCACGACGTACTGCATGAACTCCGTGATCCCGTAGGGCTCGACGTTATCCAGCTTGACCGCGACCGGCTTGACCGCATCCGCCAGCAGGCCAGCGATGCCACCCTTCATGGCGCCGCGCACCGAGTTGTCCACGAACAGCACGTTGTTGACCGACACGTCCGACAGCTTGGCGAAGCGCCGTTCCAGCGCGGACTCCAGCCCGAGCGACTGCAGCGTTTCGACGGCCTGCTCGACCATCTTCGGCGTGATGAGCGCGGTCGTCCGCTTGTAGTTGTGCGGGGCGACCTTGCTCTCGAAGACGCGGACGGCCTTGTCCAGGTCCATGCCCTCGGACAGATCGACGATCAGCGTGCCGATCGCCGTGTTGCGGAACCGGGCGAAGGGGCTGTCGAAGTTCTGCCACGCGAACAGGGAACGGGCCACGTCCGAGTTGAGTGTCCGATAGCCGGCCAGCATCAGCCGGAACTCGGCGACCGCCTTGCGGAACTCGGCGCCGCGATAGAGCGCGTTGCCGTCGATCAGTTCGAGCACCGTGTCGAGCGCGCTGAGCGACAGCGTGTCGAGACCGCGCTGAAAGACCTGCACCGTCGTGTTGATCGTGCCGCACGCCTCGTCGGGCGTGGCCGAATAGTGCCGGGTCGCGACCTTGCCCCAGAAGTGGAAGAAAGTGTGCGGCTTGTCCGCGACGAGGCCGACCGTCTTCTCGGCGCCGTACTGACGCTGCTTGGTGCGATAGACCGAGGTGATCGGCAGCGACCGGACGTGCTCGGACATCTTGGCGGCGACGACGTCGTAGGGATACGGCAGGTTCTGCACGTCCCAGACTGTCGTGACGGCGCCGTCACGGACCGCGACGACACGGCCCAGGTTGCGAACGAACTGCTTGTCGAGCGAGCAGTCGTGCTCAGTGCGGACCCGGAAGATCGGGTTCGTGCCCTCGGGGAACGCAGCCAGGTAGACATCGAAGATGTCGGGGGAGTTGACGGTCAGAAGCTCGCCGTTGGAGAGCGCACGGAAGCGCGCCTCGACGGCCGCAGCGAAAAGCGGGAAGTTCTCGGTCATCACGGTATCCTTCACGGGGATGGGGCTTCGGGGTAGGCGCAGGCTATTCGGGATCGTCGTGTCGGCGATCCCAGTTGATCGGGTTCTTGGTCTGCAGCCACAGGGCGATGCCTAAGCCCAGCAGCATGATGCTGACGACTACCAAGGGCCAGAACGGCGGATCGGCGTTCTGCATCAGGCGTCGACCTTGGTCAGCATTTCGGTGAAGACGCTGATGTCGGTCTTCTTGTCGTTGAGTGGGCGGAAGCATTGGACGGGAAAACCGCGTTCGAAACCGTCACGGCGGAGCGGACCGGTTGCTTCCATCAGATTGACGAGCGTTCGACCGGTTGGAGTCGAGACCACGCGTCGCACTGTGTACTTTTGGTCCAGATTGATAAACGCCAATCGACGTCCCGTTTTGGTGCTGTGAACACCGACACAGACGACGCGCTGTCCTGAATAAAACATTTGAACCTCTCTAATCAAAGACGCTCTTCGCGATGGGCTTATCGCCGTACTTGTCGATCAGCACCTGAAGCGCGACTTCGGCGCGCGGCAGGTTCAGCTTCTCGGCGTCGCGGTCCAGTTCACGCATGATGTGCTCGGGAATGCGGAACGACATCTTGACCGTTGCGCTCTGGTATTTTCTCGGGCGGGCCATGCTTGCTCTCTCGTTCGGTGAAACAGTGTATGGCATTTCGGGGGACGCTTGTCAAGCGTCAAACGCAGTGCCTGTCTACTTCCGGTATCGTTTCGCCGTGAAGCCATCAGCGGCAAGTGGCAGACCCGCAGCCCACTCAGGCTTTTCGCAGATCAGACGCTCGAAGTCCTTGACGTTGCGCGTGCCGCGACGGACCTCTGCGAACATCTCGTCGTAGACGTGACCGATGATCGGGTAGCCCGCGCCTTCTGCCTTGAACATGCCGTTCACGAGAATATCGCGAGCGATAGACTGGGTATCATTCTGGGCGGCGAGCGCACCGAACAGGGGTTCGCGCCGCATCTTCTTGCCGGTCTTGTCCAACCCAAGCACGCTCACCGAAGGCGTCGTGTCGCCCTGGATTTGCGCGCGTCCCAGAAGCGCCAGTTTCTCGGCCTGCTCGCGATCCATGACCTCCGCATCGGCGAACGATCCGTCATCGCATTTGACTTTGGCCCAGACCTGATCGCGAAGCTTCGGCCCGGCGTACGCCAGACAACGTCCGCTCGGAAGCTGGGCGAACAGGAAGCCGTTCGAGACGATGTATCGCAAGCGGCCCATGCACTCGATGACGTGACCTGGTGCGCGAAGTGCATCGCGGATCGCGTTCTCTCGTGTCGACCAACCCTTGGCGATTGCCGGATTGGACGCACGCCACGCTTGGGTGACGAGCCAGCAGGCCATCCACGCCTCGCGCGGCAGTTCACGGGCCTTGGCCTTGTTGCGTCGAAAGTTGTTTTCGTAACGTTTGGCGGCTTTCTCTCGCATCTCCTCTGTGTTGTTAGCCCATGCAGGAGCGTACAGTTCCATCAGGTCAACATTGTACAACTTAGCCATGGAATAGAACGCAGACACGCCTCCACCGAAACCACAGTTGTGAACCAGTAACGCTCCGTTAGTCGAAAACACTACGAAACGGTTTCTCGGTCCTGCAAACGCAATGTCGTAGACGCTCACGAAGTTCGGCGTTTTCTCGTCGCAGATCGTCGAGTTCAGATTGCACGGATTGCATTTTCCGCCGGTTTCCCGCGTTAACCTGACGCGTGACAAATCGAAGGTTTCCAGGTTCGTAACCCCTGTCAGTTTCGACGCGATCGAGTTCCAGCACCGGATCGTCCCATCCCGGAAGCGTGACCAGATACTCAAGGTATTTCCGGCGATCACGCCCCCAGAACACAGTGATTCCCCGCCCACCGTAGTTTGGGTAGCCTCGGTCTTTCGGATTGGTGCAGCGGTTGATACAGGCCGATATTCGATTGAGCAGTCGACGACGGTGCTCATCGTCGGGTACGATGTCATCGTAACCCAAGTAGGTTTTCCGCGTCTGTCGGCACTTCTGCTGAGAGCAGTCCCAGCAGCGCGTAGAGTGGCCCTTGCGCAAATTCGTAAGTGACGGGCGAGATTCTTTGCCGCATGAGCAGCGAGTACGAACGTACTCAACGCCGCCTGCCGATCCGAATTCATAGGACTCGACGGTAAGTTCGCCGAACCGGTCGCCAATGCTTGGGAGAGCAATTCGGCGCTGGAAACGAGTTGCTGCGCCTCCCTCCACTTTTGCCCGGTCATTATTAAATGATCCGGAGTTACTGCGATGCCGTCCACATCGACAACCGATTTCACACCTCTTCCAATTACGCCCCGATGATTCACCCATTCCACACCGTCCCAAAGTCTGTCCGATAACTGAACGTCAGCGATACGTTTAGTACCGTTATCGGTCAGCACTAACGTATCAGCACCAAAGCAGGCCAACTCGGAAACCTTGCCAACACTCTGACGGTACGGATGTTTCTTGGTGATGATCTCAGTGGTGCTGTTCATGATGTTCGCGGCGGTGCGTCGATACAGATCGGGCAACGACGGGTCCGCGAAGATTTCCTCAAGCGCTTTCAGCTTCCACTTCTCGTCGGATGTCCACGCGATGACGCAGCCCTCGATCGAGGTGTAGTCGGCTTGGATGATTTCGTTACCAGGTCCGGCGATCAGGAAACTGCGCAGAGCATCAGAGATCAGGTCGAGCGGCCGACCCAGTGGCGAGCCGTACAGCAACTCGACGAGCTGCGGCTCGCCCTGACGGAAGACGTCGAACAGGAAACCGGTGCTGGACGCCACGGAGCCCTTGGGCGGTTCCAGGAAGGCGGCTTCGTACTCCTTGCGGGGGCGAGGAAGGTTAGCCAGGTTGACGCCGACGCTGGCCCAACGCCCGGTGCTGGCCTTGTGGTACAGGAAGGCGTTGCGCACGCGTCCGTCGCGGCTCGTGCGCTGCAACATCGTCTTGAGCTTGGAGACCGAAGTCTTGGCCGCCTGCTGGCGCAGTTCCAGCGCCTCGCGAACGAGGTCGGGCAGATCGTCTGCGTGCAGCAGGTCGATGATGTCGGCCTTGGCGAGCGCACCGATGGCGACGCCCTGCCCGCCGATCCATTCGACCAGTTTACCGACCTCAGTGCACTTGCCGACCGCACCCTTGGTCAGCGTCCGCATACGCCGGTCCAGTTCGGCCTTGGTTTTCTCGGCGAGCGCGATCGCCGCGACAGCCGTGCGACGGTCGATTCGAATACCGCGATCGTTGATGATCTGGTCGAGCGTGTAGACGGCCTGTTCCGCGTCCGACAGCGGAATGATGTTGACCGCTGCGGCTTCCTCGGTCAGCACGTCCTGGCGTCGGTAGGAGACGAACTTGGCGTACTCCTCGGGGTGATCTTCGGGCTCGTTGAAGTAGACCTCGCCGGGCCTGTCGTCCTTGCGCGGGCGTCGCGGGATCGAGAAGAACTGGATGAGTCTGGTGCCCTCCTTGTCCTTCTGCATGGGCAGGTTCAGCACGACGGCAACAGCGTCCAACGAACGCGGCAGGCCCAGCGCCGATGCCTCGGAGGCCGTGCAACGAAACCGGTCAACCGCAAGGCGAGGCCAGCCGCAGTTGTCCGCGAGCCAGTTCAGACAGCCTCTCTCGAAACTCGCATTCCAAGCACGGAAATACGCACCGGCTTCGATAGCGGTGCGTAGATCGCTCGGGCAGGGCTGACCGAACTCCCAGTCGTTTAGACCGCCGTTGCCGATCCGGTAGCTGAGACCGAGCGGTCGGAAGTGCGGGCACTCGAAATAGACAGCCGATCCGCGCGTACGCAGATCGACCGCGCCTCGGGTCTCGAAGTCGCCTCTGATCTCCACAGTCATCCGAATACGTTCTCCGCAGGCTGCAGCAATCCGAGACGGCGCCGGATGTCGTTTTGGTATTCGGCTTCGCGCTCAATCAGGATCGCGTTGAAGCCCTCGGCAAGCGCGGCCTGTCCGGTCGTTCCGGTCCCCGCGAACGGGTCCATCACGACACCACCGGGAGGGGTGACGAGCCGGCAGAGATAGCGCATCAGCGCGACCGGTTTGACCGTCGGATGCTTGCTGTCAGCGCGGTCGGCCTTGCTCGCCTTGGGCGACCAGAAGAAACGAGCCGCGCTCCCGCTGTCGCCTCGCGGGATCGCCACGGGGCGAGGGCCGAAGTCGCCGTAGACGTTCGTCACCGGGTCTTGCCCGCCGACCTTGCCCTGCTGCCCGTTGCTGTTCGGAAAGGCCGAGACGACCTCGTCGCTGCCGTCGTGAAGCACGTTGGCAGGAAAACGACCGAGATCAGTGGTGCCGACCGCTTTGCTTCCGCCCATGAGGCTTCCATCCTGCCGGCCTTCGTAGACGTTGTCGGCGGTTTTCTTGTAGTCGCCAACGCGCAGGGGTCGGTTATCGGCTGGAACACGGCAGGCGTCGATGTTGATCGCGCCGGTCCCGTGCGCCAGAACATTCGCTGCGACCGTGCCGATCAGCGGCTTGCGCGCCATGACGATCGGCTCGAAGGCCGGCTTTAGCGCCGTTCCCCAGCCTTCCCAAGCTGCGGCTTCGGCACAAAGCACACGCGAGTTCTTACCCCCGCTCTCTTGCATGAATTGTCCCGGCCCTGCGCCGAAGCCTTGGCCGAGAGCGTTATCATCTGAGCAGCCGCCTTTGAATTTTCCGTGGTTCGGGCTGGTCGGGTCGGAGCCGCCGTGCGGCACGCCTCGCGAAGCCTTGTCGATGGACAGGGCTACATCGTGGCTCTTGGGAAAGCCGGTCCCGTAGAGCCACATGATCGTGTCGCGGATTTCGAAGCCTGCGTCCTCGATGGCGCAGATCATGCGGTGCGCGCCTTTGCTCGACCCGAAGGCCAGCAGATGCCCGCCGGGCTTGAGCACGCGCATCACGGCGGCCCATGTCTCGGGCCGGAAGGCGATATCCCCGCCGTCCCACGAATTACCCGACCAAACAGGCCGCCCGTTGAACCGCGTGAAGATAATGTGATGCCTCTCGACGCCGACACATACGACTTCGCCACGATAGGATTTGCGCGACACGACGTTACTGTTGGAGCCGCCATTGGTCCCGTACATGCGTTTGCCGGGCTGCAAGACGCAGCAAGCCCAACTGGCGTTTGATACCGTCTTGTGACCTTGGATCACGACGGTTTTGCCACCTGGCCGGTGTTTCAGTGCAGTGGACCGACCAACGTGAAGGCAGAGGCGTTGAAAATCATCTGCAAGACGCGCGCTGCTGGTGCTGAAAACTTCCTGTCCAGACTCCGCGTAGGTCGAACCATCGGTGTCCATCAGGCCCGTATACAGATGCTCAAGAAGGCTTGCGTCCCAAGCAAAGAGCCACGTCGGGATGTGCTTCGTACGTGCGGAACCGAGCGTCTTCAGCCACTCCAAGAGACAGAAGTCATAGCAGTAGAAGTGCGAGTCGTCTGCCCCCGTGGTCTCGGTGAACCGGATACCCAACTCTTTCAGCGCTTGGCGAATCGCTTTGATTTTGCGCGTCTTCTTGACGCGCAGCCCGAAGAAATCGTTTGCCGGATGATCGTTAGTTCGCGTCACGGTGTAGCCGTCTCCGAGCCAGAGCCCGAAGAACCGGAAGAACGCCGAGGGCTCATACTGGCCGTATTCCGCACGGGTCGCCGCACGATCTTTCCCGTAGTCACGCGCGCTACTGATCTGAACCGCATCGCGCCGACCCGCGACTGGCTTGGCCTGGGCGAACAAGTGGAACGTACTGGGTAGCTTGGCTGCTTCCACCAATCTCAAGGTATCGCCACCGTCAACTGAGAGCAGAACGCGATGATTCGGCGTGACCAGTTGTTCGGCTGACCGATGGTGGACGTGAATGAGATCGCCGTCAAAATCGTAGCGATGCGTCTGGGCCACGGCCTGCCACTCCATCTCGCGCGTGCTCGGGTTGAGCGTGGCGATCACCTCGCCCAAGCCCAAATCACCCACGCGTTTCCAGCCCTCGGACGTCATCACGTCCGTATCCGGGTGAAAGCAGTGGCCCATGAAGCCGCGCGACGCACGCTCGTAGGCGCCGGTCGCACCAACCTTGGCTGGCGCCGCTTTGGCCGCGCCGAAACGCTTCACGATCGACGCGAAGTGGTAGGGTGGGTCTGACACAACGCTGTCGACGCTGTTCTCCGGCATCTGCGCCAGATGCTCAAGGCAGTCGCCGCAGAGCAGCGTCACCGTGGGTTCTCCGAAAACGTTCACAGCTTGCTCCGGTGCATGTACGAGGTGTCTTCCATCATGACGCTGTCGAGGTCGCGCTTGAGCAGGTCCATCGAATCGCCGTCACGCCAGCGCACGATCGCCCACGAGACGTCGACGCGCGGACCCTTGCGGGTGCTGCTGAACGCTTGGAATTCGCGCCCGAGCAAACGTCGACGGGTGCCGGGCTTGGGGTGCGTCCACTCACGCGACGAGAGTTGCGCGCCGTGCCCGCCGATCAATGTGTAAAGCCGACCGTATTTGTGCCTGCGGTCGAAGTTCGTGTCGACGAGCCAGTAGAACTTGTTGTCGAAGTACGGCGACCCAAGGCCGTAGCCGTTTGCCAAGATCAAGTGGTCGAGCCAGAGCATCACGAATTCTCCTCGGTGC